TGGGCGGTTTTTTGCAGTAAATCCGGGTGAGCTCTCCGCCCTCTTGGTGGAGCTCGCCCTCTACACCCACTGGCCTCGATCCGAGTTGCTTGCCCTGGAGGTGAGCGAGTTGGTCGAGGCCTTGTCATTGGCGCGGCGCTTGTCCGCAGTGCCGTCTTCCTGAGGTTTCCCTATGGCCACTGCGCATCCCGTTCAGATCAGCATCGGTGCCACGCTGGCGGCTTCCCTTGGCTCGGCGGTGCGCGGTGCCCAGGCTCAGTTGAACCAGCTAGGCTCCACGATGGCCGAACTGGGCAACAAGCAGTCCGGCATCAAACAGCTGGAGACCCTGCGCGCCCAGGCCAAGGATGCGGCACTGGCCATGCGCGCGGCGCAGCAGAAGGTCTCCGGGCTGGAGGCGAATATCGCTGGCCAAGGTGGTGAGCCTTCGGCCAAGCAGGCCAAGGAACTGGAGCGTGCCCGTGCAGCGGCGGCTCGGGCTGAAGAAGCCTACCGCCGCCAGCGTTCGGCCGTCGATGAACTGAGTACCTCTTTGACCCGGGCCGGGGTGAACACCCGCGCCATGGGCAGTGAGTCTGCACGCCTCGGTAGCCAGCTGGAGACTCTGCGCACCCGCACAGAGGCGCTCAGTCGCGCTCAACAGGCCCAGGCCAGGAATCTGGAAAACCGCAGCGCCTACCGCGCCCAGTTGATGGATGCGGTGGCCCTGGGCGGTGCGCTCTATGGCCTGGTGCAACCGGCTGTCCAGTTCGAGTCGGTGATGGCGGACGTCAAGAAGGTGGTGAACTTCGACACGCCGGATCAGTTCGGGCAAATGAGTAAAGATGTGCTCTTGATGTCCACCCGCATTCCGATGGCCGCTGACGGCATCGGGGCCATTGTTGCGGCGGCCGGCCAAGCCGGTATTGCCCGCGAGGAGTTGCTGCGCTTTGCCGAGGACGCCGCCAAGATGGGCGTGGCCTTCGATCTCTCGGGCCAGCAGGCAGGCGCGGCGATGACGGGCCTACGCTCGATCTTCGGCCTCACCCAGGACGAGGTGGTGAAGCTTGGGGACGCCATCAATCACCTGTCCAACAACATGGATGCCAAGGCATCCGACCTGCTCAACATCGCCAACCGGGCGGGATCGACGGCGAAGCTCTTCGGCCTGTCCGGCGCGCAGTTGAATGCTTTGGGCGCGACCTTCCTGGCGTTGAAGACGCCCCCGGAGGTGGCGGCCACCGGCATCAATGCGCTGCTGATGAAGTTGGCCACCGCCGACAAGCAAAACGAGAAATTCCAGCAGGGGCTGCAAGACATTGGGCTGTCGGCTGAGGTGATGAAGAAGATGATCCAGCGCGACGCCCAAGGCGCCCTGACCACCTTCCTGCGCCAGGTGAAGAACGCGCCCGATCTGATGGGCACCCTGTCGGATCTCTTCGGCATGGAGTACGCCGACGACATCGCCAAGCTGGTGGGCTCGTTGGAGACCTACGAGAAGGCGGTGGGCCTGGTGGCCGATCAAACCGCCTACGCAGGCTCGATGCAGAAAGAGTACGAGGCGCGCTCGGCGACGACCGCCAACAACTTGCAGCTGCTCAAAAACCAGATGAACCGGCTGGGCATCACGGTGGGCAATGCGCTGCTGCCGGCCTTGAACAACCTGGTGGGCGCGCTGATGGGGCCTATCGACAGTCTGGCCAATCTGGCCGAACGCTTTCCCATCGTCACCCAGGTGGTGGTGGGCACGGTCGGTGCTGTGCTGGGCTTGAAGGTCGCCACCATCGCACTCGGTTACGCCTGGACCTTTGTGAAGGGGCCGATCCTGGCAGCCAGTACTGCCTTCCAGTCGGCCCGGGCGGGTTTGGCGCTGTTACAAGTGCAGGCGGCGGCCACCGGGGCCAGTGCTGGAATTCTGTCGACTGCCTGGCAGCGGCTGCAGTCCGGCGCATTTGGCCTGATCGCGCCCATCAAGTCGGCGGCGCTGGCCTTCTGGTCGATGCTGCCTGCCATCGGTGCGACCACGGCAGCGCTCTTGGCCAACCCAATCACCTGGATCGTTGCCGGGATTGGTGCGGCGGTCGCTGGTCTGGCCTTGGTGATCCGCAAATACTGGGACCCCCTGGCCGCCTACGTCGGCGGAGTGTTCGAGGGCATCCGGTCGGCGATACAGCCAGCGATTACCAGCCTTTCCATGGCACTGGCACCGCTGGCGCCGATTGGAACCCTCGTTGCCAACGTCTTCGGCTTCATCGCCGATGGCGTGAGCCGGGTGGTGGGCTGGGTCGGAACTATGCTCGCGCCAGTGACCCTCACCACGGAGGCGTTCAACCGCCTGTCCGTATCGGGTCAGTCCCCCGGTGCAGTGATCGGCGGCGTATTGAGCACGGCTTTTTCTGCGCTGACCTTCCCGATTCGCGCCGTGGGCAGCTTGGTTGGCTGGTTGATGGAGGGCTTTCGGGCTCTGGTTTCATTCTTGCCACTGTCGGCAATCCAAGTCGCCTGGCAGCCGCTCTCGGGGTTCTTCGGTACTTTGTGGACTGGCGTGGTCGGTAGCGCGCAGTCGGCTTGGCAGCAACTGAGTGCTGTTTTGGGATCTCTCGCCCCAATGCAGGCGTTGCAGTCGGTGTTCGGATCGATGCTGAACGCTCTGCGTGATCTGCCTAGTCAGTTCATGACCTTGGGCGACGCCATACTGCAAGGTCTCGCCCAGGGCGTGCGAAATGCCGCGCAGCAAGCTTTGGCAGCCATTGGGGAAGTCGCTGCCGGCGTGCGGGACCGATTCAAAGCGATGCTGGGTATCCAGAGCCCGTCGCGAGTGTTTGCCACATTGGGCAGCGCGCTTTCGCTCGGTCTCGCGCAAGGGGTGGCGTCGGCTGGGCCAGCAGTGGTGGATACTGTCGGGCAACTCGCGCAGTCACTGCAGGACGTGCCGTTGTCGCTGGCCAGACCCGACAGGACGATGCCTGCGCTATGGCTGCCTGCCACGGAGCGTCTAGCGCCAGGGCTGGCCGTATCGACGCTAAGTCCAGTGCAGCAAGGTATGCCTGTTCCAGCAGGGGCTCAAGCTCAAGTTGGACCTGGCAACGCCATAGATGCTGCGCGTGGTCAGCCAGACCAGGTGGATGACCCGCTTCGTTGGGCGCTGACTGAGGTGAAGCCTGTTTCGATGGGACTGGCACCAACGGCGCCGTCAGCACCTGGTAACACAACCATTTCCGGTACACCCTCGATTCACTTCGCGCCGCAGATCACCATCCATGCCCCTGCGGGTAGCGATCCGCAGACCCTGGCCAATTTACTCGACGGTCAGCTGCGAAGGCTCATCCGTGAAGCTATGCGCGGCTCCAGCGCGGCATTGCATGACTGATCCCGTCTAATCTTTTTATCTGCTACGGAGGTTCACCATGGCCGAACGCGTAATGTTGGGCCTGGGCGAGTTTCGTTTTGAAATTGCCACGCTCGCTTACCAGAAGTTCTCGCTGAACCAGTCCTGGCGCTGGCAGGAGCAGGCGCGCATCAATCGCGATCCGTCTATGCAGTTCGTCGGACGCAATGTTGGTGAGATCGAACTTGACGGTGTCATCTACCCAAGTTTCAAGGGCGGATTAGGCCAGGTTGATGCGATGCGATACCTGGCCGATGCTGGAAAACCGCTGCAGCTGGTCGATGGCCTTGGCCGTATTTGGAGTACCTGGGTAATCACCGAAATCAGTGATACGCGCACCGTGTTTGCCGATGACGGTCAAGCGCGCCGGATCGAGTTCCGCATCAAGCTCAAGTCTTATGGGGAGGATCAGTCATGACCCGGCGGATCTTCAAACGGGTGGTCACCCGTGACGGTGATGTGCTCGACGATCTGGTCTGGCGGCATTACGGGCGCAACGACCTGATCGCTGCAGTGCTTGAATCCAATCCGCATCTAGCTCAGCTATCGCCGGTCATGGAAGCTGGCCTGGTGATCGAACTACCTGATCTGCGGTTGCCGGCGGAAGCGCCGGTCATTCGCCTTTGGTCATGAGGACAGGCCGATGCGACCGTTATTTCGTATCCACGCCAACAGCGTGGAGATCACCGCTGCCATCCGTGATCGCCTGATCGAACTGGTGGTCACCGACGAAGCAGGCATCCAGTCCGATGAGTTGAAACTAACCCTCGATGATCGTCGCCGTGAGGACGGCGCGATTGCTGAGCTGCCGCGCATCGGCATGGAGCTCACCGTGTCGCTGGGCTATGCCCAAACCCGGCTGGTGTCCTTGGGGCGCTTCATCGTTGATGAGGTCGAGATCCGCTCACCACCGGCAACGCTGACCGTATCGGCCAAGGCTGCCGATATGGTCGGGCCGTTCCGCAGCCCCAAGACCCGCTCCTGGGATGCGACGACGCTTGGCCAACTGGTCGAGACCATCCCTGCCGAGCACCGCTATCAGGCCAAGATCGATCCGGAGCTCGGTGCCATCGCCATCCCGCACCTGGACCAGACCGCCGAGTCGGACATGGCGCTGCTCACGCGCTCGGCCACCAAGCACGATGCCGTGGCCAAACCCGTGGAGGGGTTTCTCGTGCTGGCCAAGCAGGGGTCGATCAAGACCATCACCGGGCAGGTGATGCCAACGATCAAGCTCACCGCGAGTGATCTGGCGGAGTGACGCTACCGGCACTCGGCGCGCAAACCCGGGGGCAGTGGCTCCACCAGCGACCGCGACACGCAAAAACCACCGACGACAGCAACCGGCGGCATCAAGGCCTACTGGTGGGATTTCGAGAAAGGTGAGCGCCGGGAAGTGACCACTGGATCGCCACCCTTCGAGGAAATCCGCTATGTCCATGCCAGTGAAGCCGAGGCCAAGGCAACAG